CATATTAACTATTACCCCTCTGCTATTAACTAATAATTCATTAAAACCTCTTGCGTCAACAGTATTGATATTAAAGTTTACAGTTACTGCTTTGCCCATACCAAGTTTATCATTTGGAACAACAGTTCCTGCAGAATCTGGTACAAATAATTCAGGTCCTTTTTCACCTACTATACTCGGTTGTCCAACAGGTGGCCTACCACCTTTTTCAAAACCTCTAATTTTATTAACCATGCTCATACCAAAAGCAATAGCACCACCGACAGCTGCTATGTTAAACGGAAAAGGTATTGAGGCAAAAGTTTTTAATGCTCCTTCAAATACACTTATCATAGCTTTTTTTATTGCATCCATTTTAAATAATTTAAGTGATTTTTGGAAAGCTGCTTGTATTGCTTGACCAACTAACATTTCAATAAATTTTTTAATTACAAATCTTGCAAAATCTTCAAACTCTAATTTTCCTGTCATAATAAAATCTGACAAAGTTTTTTTAAGTTCTCCAAATGTTGCCTTACCTATATCTTTAATTTGTTCCATAGCAGTTTTTTGATCTTTTAACGCATCTTGGAATCCTTCTTTAAATTTTTGATATGCTTGTGTAAGCAGTCCTACTTTTTCAGTTTGTTCATCAACATCAATAGTAATAGTTTTTAATGGTACATCATGAAGTGCTTGATGAACCTCGTCGATCATATTTGATAAAACTTGAAACTCATGTGAGCCTTCTTCAACACCGTCTCTTAGTGCTTGTAGTTCATTTCTAAATTGTATTGCCTCATCTTGTATTCTTTCAAAACCTTTAACTCCGTTATCTTCTAACAAACCAAGCTGTTCAACAATCAGGTCTAACTCATCGCCTAACTCTTGCATTGTTTTAGGTTTTTCAAATAATGCAAAAAATTCGTCAAGTTTACCTGTCATATCTGCAATAATAAAACCAGCAGAAGCAAGTAATCCTATAAAGTTTCGCATAGCTACTTTGTTAAGTGTTAAAAATGCTAAACCTACTTTTTTTATTGCTATTGCTAATGCTAACATTCTTCTTGTTACTGTAAAAATAACAAGAGCCATTCCTAATCTTTTTATCTCTTCAAAATTTTCTTTTAAAAATATTATTGATGCTGAAGCTAATGTTACTGCGTCAGCTAATCCTTTACCTATGGCTTGTGCTATATCAGATATAACAGCTTCATTGTCTGCAAGTGCTTGATCTAATGCACCAAACTCTTTTTTTAATGCAACAAAAAATTCTTCTGCAACTTGTTTTTGAAAATTAAAATATTTATCCCCTATCATAGATAGAGTTCCTTCAAGTGTGTTTGCTAAATCTTTAGTAGCGCCAGCAAACTGACCGTCTTTTCCAAATGTTTTAAATAAAGCATCTCTAGTTTGTTCTACTGAAACAGTTGCCCCAGCACTGAAACCAAGCATTGCTTTTACGCCTCTTTCTCTAAATAAATCAGCACTTGATATACCAGCTGATAATGATCTTTGTATTTGTTCTGCAGTAGTCCTAAAATCTAAACCTGTGACTGCCGCAACATTACCTGTAAGTTCTAATATTTCTGCAAGTTCATCAGCATCTTTACTAACAACTGCAAGAACACCAGAACCTTGTTGTATTTGTTCTAGACTAAAAGGAACTTTTGAAGCAAACTTTGCCATAGCATCAAATGCTTTTGCACCCTCTTCAGCAGTTCCAAATAAAAATTTTAATCTTACTTGAAGAGATTCTATTTGTTTTCCTACATCAATAAATGATTTGATTGCAACACCAGCACCTAAACCTATCAAGGCATTTTTTAAATTAAAAACTGAATTTTTTAATCCATCAACACCATGCGTTGCTGATTGCATTGCCTGTCTTGTTTTATCTTTAGCGACAATATCAATATTTACTTTTTTAGTAGCCATTATCTTTTCATACTCGCAAGTCTATCTTGTCTTTCTCTTTCTTCCTGTTGAAGATTAAAATACGCAATCCACATATTAAACTCATATACGGACATTTGCAAGATTTCTGGAAGTGTCTTGTGTAGTTTTTCGCCTAAAGCAAAAATATTGTGTAGTTCTGGATTATTTTTTAGTTTTTTTTACTGTCTTCAATATCAACATTTCCTGTTCCCATTATTTTTGTTGATACTTCTGCTATGACATTTGTATCTGCTTTAGTTTTAAAA